ATATAGAAGGGTTTGAGTTTGGATGGTTACAGACCTTAACACAGGAAAACATAAACAAAATTGATCAGATGGTGATAGAATTTCACTTCATGCCAGAAATAAAAGAAGAGAGTTGGTCCATACTTGAAAAGATCAACAAAACACATGTACTAGTTCATCTCCACGCTAACAATAGTCATGGTATGAGGTCGTATGAACGAGTTGGTGATACGTTACAGTTTATACCGAAAGTACCTGAATGTACATATATACACAAAAGATATATTGATGATTTACAGAATTTACAAATGAACAATGTACCTTTACCATGTGACATAGACAAACCGAATTTCCCGGAAAAAAGGGAACGGCTTTTGACGTATGAACCATTCTGCAGTTGTAAATCCGATTAAATCATTAAATATAAAAAAATGATGAGTAAGAATATAAGATATACCGATAAAGTAGAACCAAGAATTATAAATTCGCCTTATGATGGTACACCTGTGAAACCCAAGCTGATAACAAAACAGATGAACGGCATGCAAATAACAGAAGCACATTGGTACTGCCCCACCACCGGAAAATTTATAAGAAAAGGTACTGTTGAGATCAAAGAAATAAAAAAATAACATCATTGAAATGTAATATAAGGTATCTTATAATATAATCATGGTTATATTACCTGATCAGTATGTTATAGAAAAGTTTTGTCAATATGGTGGTTACCCCAAGTATAACAAACGCGCAAATGCATGGATGGCTGGTTGTCCTATATGTAGAGAAGGTAACAGCTGGGGTAAAAAACGTAGATTATACTACAAATTAGATAAAAATTATATTTTCTGCTTCAATTGCGGGTGGAAAAGCAATTCGTTGAATTATATAAAACATGTCACCGGCATGACATTTAGTGAAATCACCGCCGAATCTGGTGAATACACTACCGACAATGTTGTTGAACAATTAGAACAAGACAAACCAACCAGACATTTAGAAACTCCACCGTTACCGGATGATTCTATCAATTTGTTTGAGCAAAACCAAATTAGATACTGGTTGACCACCGGAACACCGGCCGAGAAAAAAGTTGTTTCAGACACGGTGTCACTTTTGAAACGTAGAAACCTGTACAACGCTATCAACAAACCAAAAACTTTGTGGCTGAGCCTGACAGATTACGTACATAAGAATAGAATAACAATACCATTCTACAATACTGACAACAAGATCGTCTTCTATCAAACAAGATCTGTTTACGCAAAGGATAACCCTAAATATCTGAGCAAAGCGGGTGGTGGTAAAACCATATTCAATATAAATCAAGTAGACCCAAATTTAAACAGTGTGTTTTTGTTCGAAGGCCCGATAGATAGCTGCTTTGTAAAAAATGGTCTGGCTGTTGCAGGTATAACAAATGGCCCTGGTGAAGATCTAACCAATTTACAAACCAAACAACTAGAAGATCTACGCCTGTATCAAAAAATATGGGTACTAGACTCTCAATGGTTGGATAAAACTAGTCTAGACAAGACTAGACTGTTAGTGGATCAGGGACATACAGTGTTCATTTGGCCGGAAAATTTAGGTAAACAGTACAAAGACTTGAATGACCTGTGTGTAGATATAGACAAACCAGGTATTGGTTACAAATTTATAGAAAAAAATAGCTTCACTGGTTTGAAAGCGAAGCTATTGCTCAAAAATATAAATTAATCGTTTGATATCAAATAGCTTTTCAAACTTTCAGATAAACTTCTAAGATCTTGAGCGATCCTTCCAATCTTTTTAGTTTCACTACGTGCTATATCATCAAAAATCGTGTCGCATGGTGCGTTGTTGATCTGAGAGTTGAGAGATTCACCACCTAAACCGTTCAAATAATTGATAAAGTCTTCTATTTTAACAACCCAACCTTCGATCTGCCCGGCAAACTGAGCGTTCTGTTGCTTTTTCAGCTCATCCGCTGGATTACCTCCACCAACACTCGGGTCTACACCCGCCGGAGCTACATCTGGCCCAGGTTCAACATCCAACATAGCTGGATCTGTTCCCCCATCTAGTTCACTTGCCGCTGCTTCTGCATCTGAAACAGGCGCTTCATCAGCTTCTTGTAAAATTTTGAAAAATCGCTCAGTAAATGTCTTCATATTGATAATTATTTATGTCGCGCTATAAATAATATAAGATGGAACCACAAGAAAAAAATAATCAAGAGCCGGAAGAACTAGTATTTGAAGATTTAGTCAATTATGGTAACGACTATACGTACGGAGCTACTAGTGCCGGTCGTAATGCAGGTGCAAATAAATTAACAGTGTTAGATTTGTTAAGAATGAATGCAGATGATAACAGTGATGCCCCAAACATACTACCGCACCAGATGAGTACATTTGTAGATAATCTAGGTGATATATATGTCAAGATTGTTGAAGTACAGCAGATGGTTTCACAAGCATATAAATCTAGTATAACAAAAGACACAAAAAAAATTAAAAAGGGTCTGATTAAAATCAATAAAAATTTACAAAATCAAAAAAAATTAATCAAAGACTGTGGTAAATTAATAGATAAGTTGAGTCATTAATATTTTATCATAAATAATGATGTGTTTGAAGTATTTAAATCATTATTAATTGTAACAACCATTTCTACTGGTATAGCTGGTGTAGGTTACACCACGCTCGGAGCTGATTTTATAGGTATATTTGTAATATCTATAGTGATACAACTTGCATTAGGTTGGTTTGTAAGATCATACAATGAATCATCAGAACGTAGATTACTACTAGAACAACAATCAAAACTAATCACACAAATAGACCAAGAAGCTAATGAAGCACCGTGCGCATACTGTGGAACAGTTAACTTAATACCAATCCTTCCCGGATCAAATAATGACTTTGATTGTATAGAGTGCGAAAAACCGAACAGTGTGTATGTAAACATAACTGTAGCTCAAAAAACAGTACCAATAGACGCTCAACCATACGAAATAACAAATTTTAACGAGAATTTACAATCCGCGAAAGATAAAGTATTATCTAATGAGCCATCTTGAAGACCGTACAACAATCACTCCACCTAGCAAGTTCAATCCGCATAAGAACGTGGTAGAAGAGTTAGATATTAATGATATTGAAACTAATAACGATAAGTTCTGGGAGCAGCAAAGTGTAAATTTACATAAATGTTATAAACAAGGACAAGCTTACGCTAATAATAGTAATAAAAAAACATCTATAGACTTATTACAAGACATGTTCAAGTTGCTCAAACAACAGTACAAGAATTGTTCAGAAAATGAACAACATTTTGAAAATATATTTAATCAATTGAATAGTAACTTACAATTAGTAGAAGATTTGGGTAACACTGTTGACAAAAACTGTATATTATCTATAATACAAGGATATACCTTAGGGTGTTTGAAGCGATATGAAAAACAACAAGACTGATTTAAATTTTAAAAATAAACGCGGTGAAGATATATCGATGTCTGAAGATGAAGTAGCTAGATGGTGTTGCTTGGTTGAAGCAGTAGATATAATTGACAAAAAAGGTGAACAAATAGGGGTAGATCTCACAAAAAATAATTGGGTAAAACCAATAGCCATACAAAAATACATAGACGAACGGTACGACACAATGGTAGAAGAGATAGAACACGAGAAGCAAAACTTACCGGTGACCATATCATGCCAACATACATAGTAGGTACAATTGTCTCCACCAAAACCTCGGACCGACCGGCGTTTGACCCATTAGCACCATCAGCACCCATGCAACCACAGCAAAAACCACGCGCTAGTTGGTTACCAGTGGATGTAGAATGGATTTTGGGACGTATCAGCCAAACACCCGGTGAAAAAACCTATGATTATATGTTTTATGCCGCGGGTAACCCTCAACGAACACACACGACAACATTTGAGACAATGGTTCAAGCAGATGAAGCGATTGCACGTTTGAGAAATGAAAAACTAGCCGCGCCTATGACAGAAGAAGACCGTCAAAAAGTTGATGCTGGTAAAAAGTTTGACCAAGTATCAGATAAATTAGCTCAACGTGAAGGTTTGAACAGAAGACAAGCTGCAGACCCTAGGAGAGGTGGTCGCCCTGGAAACATGGGGCGTAAATTCGGTCGTTAATAATAATCTCCATATACAGCGTCACCACCACCGTAGTCACCATAATCAAAAATTTCTTTTGGTCTAATAGTTGACCATGTATCCGCATTTTGCATGTACGGGTCGTAGATGGAATCCTCATCAACCATACGCTGACCACCTTCTGGCTCCACATTTTGCTCGAAACTATAATCATGTCGCTTACCTTTGAGCATCCAGATGTAATGACCTAACAATGGGTTCAGCTTAGCTTGTATATCCTGGTCGATACGTTGCGTGACTTCATATACATTACCTTTTCTTGGATAAACACGGTCATTACCATACTCTTCCAAACGAAATATATCACCAGCACTGGGTTCTATACCACTTGTGTCGGTCCATGGGTTACCGGTACCACCCATCGCCTCATAGAATGTTTCTATATGTATAAATATAGTGATATCATCATCACTTTGTAAGCCAAATTGTTGAAGTGTCAATGAATTTTCGTTCAATTCCATGTAAACAACAAGATCTGTAGGTGCACCAAACGTTTGAGTGCTAGACTCACCGTACAACGGGTCGTAATCTGATAAATCTGTACTAGCACGTTGATATTTGATACCTGTACCAAACTGACATATCTGTTCTTTGTACCAGCCGCTGTACAACTGGCGCTCACCCGCGTTACTATCTTTGTCTAGATAGCGAACACAACCGTCTTCATACTTAAACAAGTTGTTCAAACCTTCAGGTACACCTTGCGTCATGCCTTGGTTGCAGGGCCGTTCAATATTGAATGGTGTACCGCAAAATTTAGAGTTATGAGGACCCGGGTTCATTTCTCAGCAACAAAATTGTTTATAGTCTCGTCCCAGTATATCTTGATACCAGTTTTACCTAAAAATTTAGGGTTCGTTTTGGATAAATTGCGAAGATCGTATTTTGGTATCATGTATTTCAGGTCAGCTGCTGTAACGATTTCCTTACCATTGGGTTTGTCTCTCAATTTCTCGATTTTTGAGTTCAATGTAGGGTCCACCTTGTCTCGATCTGGAACCAGGTTCTGACTACCTTGTCTCCATGGGGTTGCTCCCATTCTGGCCGATTGTTGCCGGGTGGTAGTCTTTCCAACAACTTGTTTAGCTGTGTTGAAATAAGTTTCAAACAATCTATCGAACTTCACGTCATTATTTATACAAATCAATAGAGTCTGGACCAACCTTGTTGTTCTAAATCAGCAATTTCTGACTCGATGTAAGATGCTTCGCCGAAAAGCATGGGATTAGCATCCACCATCTCTCCGGATTTTTGATTGGTGTACATGCTCAATGGATTTATGAACTCTTTGATACCATAATCCAATTCTCTAAGCTTCAATGGCCGCTCATTATCATCATATTGCTCAATCTCAAAGTATTGTTCAACGACCGAGTTTTCCAACACAATCAACCCCCAGATGAAACTCATCACCCGGTCATCAAAGTAATTACCTTCCCTAGCTTTCCAGGTACCATTGGGATATCTGACAAAATTTTTCAATTCATGAACAAGAGCTTTGTCAAATATAGTAACACTCTTGAGCTGTGTGAGCCAGTATCTCATGTTGACCACTCCTTTAAATTTTGTATTGGTATGAGCAACTACACCCAGCCGTTCAGCTGTTCTACCCTTGATTGTTGGTGAGAAACTCACAATGTTTCGATACCCAAACTCATTTGCTAAATTATCTACCACTTGTGCCCCACAATTGTTACGCTCTATGGCAGCTAGCGGGCTACCCCAATGTTGTAATATTTCATACACCTTTTTAGTAAATAAATAAGGGCTTATCGTATTATCGTGATAAACAGCCACTTGTTTGATGTTACTCAAATGTGTTATATCTAATATTTGTATACAACTAGCGTCTAGATTCACACCCTCACTAACATCAACTCCCGCTACATATATATTGTCTGGATTAGGTTCTTCCCATAACAAATATTTTCCATCATCAAACACAAATTGTGGGTCATGGCACGTGTTTTTCATGGTTTCATACAATTCATCATCAATTGTACTCTCACCGGTCTGTAAAAATTGACAGCCAAACTCTTGATCAAACGCTTCTTGACTACCCATGTTGCGTATCTGCTCTTGTTTCCACTCCTCGTCTCTCCCCGGGACCTCCCACCAGTCTATTCTACCGGATTCCCATCCGTTGCTTTTGTTTATAGCTCCAGTGTACAGTTTATGAAACAAATTTTCTGTACCATTGGGTGTGCTACTGATGAAAATCTTACTCTTTTTAAAACTACTAATGATTGGATACACACTTTTCCAAAACTCTTCTACTAGATTGTTATCAATAAACGCGAGCTCGTCCAGTATCAACACGTTACAACTTTGACCACGAGCAGCAGTACCAGTGGTGGTGCTGATACCTATTGTTGTACCATTTCCTAATGTCATGCTGGTTTTTCCATACTCGGTCACACCTGGCTTCAACCAGTTGGGTAACTCTTCATAAGCCATTCTGATACGCTTGAATATTTCGATAGCGGTACCTTCTTTATTGGCCACTACCAGTATGCGTTGATCGTCATTGAAACACGCGTTCCACAACGCATAAACTGTCATCAGAGTGGTTTTACCCACCTGTCTACTTGCTAATAGTATGTAGAACCTATTGTCTCTCATCTGCCGTATCACCTTTCGCTGGTAGTTGTGCAATTTGATAGGGTGTCTACCTTTTTCGCTTATGATGTAGAAAAAATTCTCCGCGAAATGTAAAATGTTCTTTTTACTCTTGCGCAAATCCGCCAACATCTGTGGTGTCCACTCGAACTCTGCATCTGGGGTTGGTAAGTTTTGATTACCTAGGTAAAACTGTGATTTTTTGTTCAATGTACATGTATTTATACCGCTATCGGCATAAATAACGGTATGACACGTGTAAACACTTTGAATGAAATAGCGGACATCTACTTTGCCGGTAAGCAAATAGTAGAAGAGAAAGCAGACAACGTTGTAGGTAAGCAAGCTGCAGGTCAGGAATTAGAAGATGAGAAAAAGGCATCTAAAAAACCTGCCAAAGGAACTGGACCAGAGGCTGCTGATAATTATGATAAAAAAGTCAATGAAGCTGGTGGTACTGGAGCTCGTGATGAAAAAAATCAACACTCCGCCGGGAAAACTTCAAACGAGAGTATAAATAATCAAGATATGAGCAAGAAAAAAAGCATTTTTGATAAACTTTATGAAGAAGTTCTCGGAGGAGACGATGATGAACTCGAGATGGGCGCCGGTTTTGACGCATTCGGAGGAGACGACGAAGGTGGTGAAGACGATGAATTTGGATCTGATGAAGTGACTCTCAGTCTACCAAGAGACTTAGCTGAGAAATTACATGAAGTTCTCATGGACCAGCTCGACGGTGGAGAAGATGACATAGAAGACATCGAAGACACAGAAGATATGGAAGAACTTGACGAGTATAGTTCAGACGAAGAAGACGAAGATGAAGAGGTGATGCAAGAAGCACCAGAACATCAAGAGCTCGGAGATGCTGGACCCGGAGGTTCTGATACAGACAAAGGAAGTTTAAAAGGTAAAAACAACAAAGTAGGTGGTAAAACCGGAGCCACAATGAAAGGTCATGGTCAAGGTAAACTCAAAGGAGGAAGAGCCGAACCATCACCACTTGGTGACAAAGTAGGTACATTGACCGGAAAAGACAACAAAGTCGGTGGTCGTATAACTGGTAAAGACCAAGATGCATTTGCTTAAAATTTAACTCAAATCAAATCACAATAGAACCGCTCTAGGGCGGTTTTTTTGTGGATATATAATAATATGTAATATAAATGTTGGTGTGAATATAAAGGAGTATTACGCTACTGATCTACATGACTATCAGATATCTCCTAAATTCCTAGAGCATAGTAAAGATGCTAACATCCCTATAGCGGTTGTAGGTAACGGGGGTAGTTTGTCCGAACTGACAAACAGACAAATCGACAAATTAAACACATGTCGTATGTTTAGATGTAACTGGGCATTTGATGATCCGAGTAAATTGAAAAAACAATACGCAATATACTTTGCTCAGGCATTCAACGGATCTGGAGAAAAAGATTTCACCGAGACTGTGACCACCGCGTCTCATCAAAACCGGTTCGAGTGGTACAAATTTCAGAAAACAATAGTGTATGATTATAGTCTGTTCAGCTCAGTAGTGAACAACGAAGGCATGCCGGTCTGGCCGACCACCGGTATACAGATGTTATTAACCGCGGCGTTTCTTATCCCCTCTCCGGAGATACATATAGCAGGTCTAGACATGTACACCTACAAACGAAAAAAATCAGTGATGTCAAAACAAGAATCGCTTGAGTATTTGAAAAAACATGGAAAAAAATTCGGTAGGAGCCCCACCGGTAGCATAGGCATCGGTCTAGGTAAAGAAAACTTGACATATATACACCCAAAAAAATGGGTGGAAACTATTCAAAAAATTAAAGCAACATATCATTATGTAGAATTAGATATATTGTTATTGTTCAAAATATTTTCACATTGTATGTACCATAAAAAACCGGTACATATATATAACAGTGATACACTGAGCAATATATATAACATAACTAAAGATAATAAAGACGTTATACACGGGTATTTTTTACAAGACAAAGACAAGTTCGATTCATACGAGGCTATATACAAAGTGTATAACATGTGGAGATTGATAAACAAAACCATGGACCAGGTGCTGCCAGATTAAATAATCATATGGCAGAGTTGAAAAAAGAAGTAAGACAATCATATTTAAACAAGGCCCGGACTGATAAATTCCGTATTGCAGTACCGTTACCACCAGTACTACGTAACAAAGACACTCGACTTGTACGTTCTGCGGAGTATGTTGACAAGGACAGTATCAACTTCAGTATATTTGCAATAAACATCCCCACTATCGCGGTTGAACCAGTCGATTTAAAGTTCGGTGGTCAAACCCCGCGTATTAGCAGCATGGCTAGAACTGCTTTTGATCCCGTGGATGTAAAATTTGTGGTAGATAACATGTATGCTAATTACTGGCTGTTATATACATGGTTGAACCTGTTACACGATGAAGAGACCGGTCACATGGTCAAAGCAAAAGGTTCAAGTCAACCGATAGATCAGTGGACAACCAACATAAAAGTAACAGGTATTGATGAGTATAATGAAAGTGTGATTGAATATACATTTACTAATTGTGTCCCACAGGAGCTTGGTGCTATATCATATAACTATCAAGAAACAAATGAGATAGAGAGCAGCTTTAAATTTAGGTTTCACCAATTAAAAGTTAAAATTGTCTAAATTTCAGAAAAAATTGGACCGGAGCTGACTAAATACTTAGGAAGGAAAATTTATTATGGCAAGAACAATTCAATCCCCTGGTGTAGAAATTAATGAGATCGATCTTAGCTCGCGCACATCGTTCCCAATCGGTACAAACATCCTTATTCAAGGATTCTCCTCAAACGGACCAACCGATGAAACTTTGATCGTTAGCACTTTCTCAGAATTCGAGACAATATATGGTACCCCCACAAACGCAGCTGAAAGGTATTTTTACCATACAGTAAAATCGACTTTTAACAGTCCTGCTAATGTGTTGGTCAATCGCTTACCTTACGGTAATCAAAAAGGTGAAGGTTTCACCGACGAGCTATTCAGCGCTCTTTGCTTACCCGTTAGTGGTGACGATCATTGGGCCAGTCCATTGTCCGGAAGCTTTTTAACAGACAAGAGCGCCCTCACGGGTCAGGATCAACAAGCAGCCACCGGTGATGGTGACGGTTATAACGCAGACGGTAACCCTAGTAACAAGCTTGGTAGCATCTCTGACAGTACAAAATTAATGTTTGGTACACCGATTCGTATGGATTTGTTACCAGAGGAGTACCAAGCGGTCAAAAATGGAGAAATTTCATTTGAAGAAAATTGCTTAGTACCACTGAAGGAATCAGACGGTACAGTCGATTACAGTGACCCAATCTTCGACAATGTAGGTGCTGAACAACAAAACGCATGTAAGTTTGATGATCTACCAGCATATTATAATGCTGATGTACCTGGTATTGACATTGACAATTATGACAGTAATGGTAAACGCAAGCTCCGCGCTTTCGTGAAACGTGCCAAGTATGCTGGAATGTTCATCGTGAACAAAGCTCAAACAACCATTAACACATATTTTGAAGGCTATTATTTAGCGTTTGGAGACAACATGCAGTTCGCTATCAACGACGGTACAAACAATGAAACCAACTTCTTTGATGCTATTGAAGGTTGTAAAACATTCGGTATTCAAGGAACATACTTCGATGTACCAGTTGTACGCCAAAACTTCAAAACCACAGCTCATACAGTGACTGGTGCTGGAGGAAGCATGAGTGAAGTGTTTGAAAACACACCAAACTATGATATTGCTAATGATGAGAATCGTGACGTTATCGGTCTTGGAGTTTTCAAGCTCAAGAAAAGTATTTACGCGACAGACACAACCATGTTGGACTTCGGTCTTGAAGAAGGACACATTGGTAGTATGGACGCTTACAAGCAAACAGCTAATATTACTGGTGGTAAGCCCAAGAGCTTCTACATTGAAACAGTTGATGCTAACAGCTCTATCCTCACAATCTTCGCTAACAAGTTTATATCGGAAAACACCGGTACATTCTTGACAGACACAGAGAACCCATTGGTACCCAACACCACTATTAAGTTTCACCCTGAAGCTCAAAAGTATGCTTGGGCCACCGGAAGTTATCAAGAAGAAGTTCCTGCCAGCTCTAAAAAGAGCATCGGTAGTATCAATGCAAAGATTCAACGGAATTTCGATAAGTTGTCCAATCTTGATGAATGGGACATCGATATCACATGTGATGCAGGTTTGACTTCAATCGCTACATATGTTAAGTACAAACAAGAGCAAACAAAGTATGAAGCTTTAGAAAATTGGTTGGATAGTAACAATTATGGTTCTTATGATGAAGCGATCGCTGATCTAGGTGTATCTAGTCTCAAATCAGCTATTGATTCTGGTGTATCCGCAGTATCTAGCCTTGCAGATAGTTATCCAGATAACAGAGACATCATTGTTGCATATGATGATGATGCTGTGATGGACACATCTGGATTGTTCTCCAACACAATTGGAGCCTCCACTGGAGCTGCTGCAGATTGGGTAGGTTTACAAGGAGTCGCAACTTGGGGCGGACAAGAAGTAGTCAACAACTGGAAATCAGTTGTAGATTCATTCGTAATTTTCGCTCAAGATCGTAGAAAAGATCATATCACATTGATCGACCCGTTACGTCACATCTTTGTACAAGGTAGAAACGGAGTTGCTTCCAAGGACACAACCAAAAACTTCAGTCAACACATCTTTTACCCAATGAAACATTTGATGAGCGTGGTGAACACAAACTACGCTGCAACATATGGTACCTGGGTGAAGCAATACGATGCATCTCAAGACAAAAACTTCTGGGCTCCGTCCAGTGGTGTTGTCGCAGCGTCATTTGCTACAAACGACTCAGTTTATCAACCATGGTTCGCACCAGCTGGTTTCACCAGAGGCTTGATAACAAATGCATTAGAAATTGCGTTACGACCAAATCAAAAACAACGTGACCAGTTCTACAAAATTGGAGTCAATCCAATCGCGTGGTTCCCAGGTGATGGGTATGTGATATTTGGTCAGAAAACACTGCAAGCCAAGCCCAGTGCATTCGACAGAATCAATGTCCGTCGTATGTTCCTCTACTTGGAAAAGGCAGTTCGTAAGACAGTCAAGTACTTCGTATTTGAACCCAACACATTCGCGACACGTCAGAACATAATCGCGGTTCTCACACCCATATTCCAACGGGTCAAGAGCACGCAAGGCTGTTATGACTACTTGATCGTTTGTGACGACAGAAACAACCCACCAGCTGTTATTGATAACAACGAGATGGTGATTGATATATACATCAAACCAGTAAGGTTTGCCGAGTTCATCTTGGTCAACTTTTACGCAACCAGAACAGATCAAAACTTTGGTGAGTTGGTCGGATAAGGAGACTAGAGACTAAATAATTTTAGGAGATAACAGATATGGCAGATATAACAGAATATGATATTGAACACTTTTACGACAATCTAATTGTCCGGGAAGTAGCTAGACAACACCAATTCCGTGTTACTAGTATCAACACAGGGTTTGGTCAGGACGTACCAGCAGGTATTAATGACGTAGAAAACAAGTTGTTGGTAGAGAGCACCACACTTCCCGCAAGAAGCGTGACCAACGTACCGGTCAACTTCCACGGCGTGGATTTCAACTTACCAGGTAACGCTAAGTACCCTGGAAGTGATGCATGGAACGTGACGTTTAGATTAGACCAACAGTTGAACATCCGTCGGATATTCGAAGACTGGAACACAGCAGTGTTTGACGACCGTACCACCGCAGGTAGTATCGTTCGTAGTAATGACGCTTACATGGTGATCAGTTTGTTCGACCAGATGGGTGCTTCTCATGCACAATACGTGCTATGGGGTATATATCCTACAGAAGTAGGTGCCTTAGAGTATAACGTTGGTTCAGACGGAGAGATTGTCACATGTCAGGTGACCCTTGCGTACCATTATTGGAGCCGTCAAGGGCCTACAGCATTCAACAACCGCGCTATTGTTGCCGATCCATCACTTGGTGGTGGAGTACAAAACTCGGCCAACACATACGGTGGTAGTGCTAATGCAGAAACCGGACTGTAATAGTCGTATCAATATTCTCAATAAAAAGACCGCTCCTAGGAGCGGTCTTTTTTTGTTTACATAACTAAACATGTGGAATAAATAATTATGTGACGGATCATATCAAATTTCCCCTGAGCTACAGTTCTGACACCAGTGAAGGAGCAAAAAGGTTCAACTTGTTTGAAGAGTTGTTGTTACACAACTGGCCAACAGTGTTAGCTAACCCCACAATGTGGTACATCACGTTTAGTCATATACCTAAACCTATAAGGAAGTTAGACAGGGACAATATATTGAACAAAGAAGGGCCTAACACATATGATCAGTTACTTTCAAATCAAAAAAACTTGATCACATCCATGACCAACTCAATTGGATGTATGTTAGCACACAGCGTGGAGTTACCCACAATACAAGTCAACGCCGGGAGAGAGCAAACACGAATGGGTGGTTACTACTCCGGACTGGTCAGTGACACTGTGACAGATGAAAATCAAATACGTATGGAGTTCAGAGAAACACACAGCTCCGTATCAGAATTTATATTTAGACCATGGATAGAAGCAGTAGCTAAAAATGGATTGATCGCTAGACCTCCCGGAGATCCAAGAAATGTCAAGTGCCATATAAGAATGTTCCAGATGGGTAAGGTGGGTCCAGGTACAGACCCCGTGGTACGTAAAGTGTGGACATTTTATGATTGTGTACCTATAGACCTCTCAACACAACGGTACGCGCATGATGGTACATGGAGCGCACAAGACATGTTTTTTAACACCAATTGGATATACAGCAAATACAACATACAAGACATCAAATTCGAAAACATGAGTGAATTGTACAAAACACACATCGAAAGTCCGCTGAGCCGCCCGGACACTAGTCAGCGTACCAGTGGTAGAGTTGGTGAAAATGACACTCCTGTTGCTAAAATAACAGCCATATAGTAAATAGTTTGATGGAATGGACGCTCACAGCTCCTATAATATCACACGAGAAGAACTATCGCTTCGCTCCGTTAACCAACAGACATCATGAAGTGATCATAAAATACTGCACCGGTAAAGACGATGCCGGTTTAGTGATGTTCATGCAAGACATGTTACAAGAACTGTCTCTAGACAAATCTGTAAAATATGATGAAATTCCAGCTATTGACCAGCTGTTTTTATTGCTCCGACTCAGATCCATATGCATAGGTACCCGAATCGATATTTTGGTTGATGGAAAAAATGAAGAAGGTGAAACAGTTCCAGTAAAACACCGTGTGTCATTGATTGACATACAAAAAAGTATCAATAAGGAATATATACAACCAATCGAACTGATAGATGATACAAACAGTATAAAAACTGTGTTACATTATCCTACTACGTGGCAACCTCAAGACGAGACAGATTGGATTAGATCTGTAACAATTGACGATACACACGTAGATTTTGACACATTAGAAAAGGACAACAAGCACAAGTTACTAGAGAATATGTACCGTGATTATCGTAACACGATAGATAAAAATATACACAAATTAGAACAGAGTATAGATAAAATGATATTTGTACGTATACCTAGCGAGAATCCTGGAGAAAATGACCCTAACATCACCATAAGTCACGACCAGTTTTATCATATAATCAGAGTGTTATACTCAGACACCTTGAACAATTTTGCAGAGTTAATGTATGTATTTGTAAAGGTTATGAACTTTTCACTCTCCGACGCGATGAAACTAACACCAAGTGACACTCAATTATATTATCAAATGTTTGTGAAAGAGCAAAATGAGAAAGAGAAAGCGGCTAGAGCTGCTCAACAAGCAGCTAAAAGCAATTCTAGAACCGTGGGTAGCCGGTAAACAGTGGCTAAACAACAACCGAGACATAAGTATTTTATATGAGCGAAGACCAGCAGTTTGATCAGTTGTTAGAAACGTTGAAGCAAAAAAATGCTACACGTACACTAAACATATGGATACCATCACTTAAGAAAGGAGTACCTTTCAAGCATCTCACTCTTGAGCAGCAAAAAACATTGATCAAGAGCTCTGTAAGAGAAAATTTACTCAAGTTAGATTTCAGTAGAAATATTTACAACATATTAAAAGAGAACAATACAGACAACACTGTTGACATAGATAAACTCACTATTGTAGATCTAATCAGCATAGGTCTAGCGTACCGAGCTGCTGATATAAGCAATGAATATGGCTTCTATGTGGGTGATGATTTCTTCCCGGTAGATTTGGACAAGATATGTGAACGTGCCAGAACAACCGATTATAAAAACATGTTCCAACCGGACACTATAGTTGCTGATGGTTATCATGTAACGGTTCAAATACCCACTATCAAAGTGGATAAACAGATGAACGATCATTTATTTGAAAAATACCAAGATGTACCAGATGACCCAGAGTTGTTAAGAGATGTACTGGCTGATGTGTATATACATGAAGCTGCAAAATATATATCTAATATAGATATAGTGGAACCCGGTGACAACCCGGATGTTGAACCGTTACAAATAGATTTGACAAACACCACAGCCGAGCAACGGTTGGATGTAATAAACCAGATACCACTAACCGTGTTGAACCGTTTAGTAGACGTGTCTGATAAGGTACAAGAGATTGAATCTTTACTACTAGATGTAGATCTAAACGGGGAAACAGCCACTATACAACTAAACTCAGCCTTCTTCACATAACATACTCGAGGCATAAATATTAATAGAGTTTATGCCAGAACAAGAAACACAGACAGAACCGGTATTACCAGATTTCTCCCTGCTCAGAAAACCCCTAGCTGATCTATCCACATCTATACAAGGATTAGCTTCTACAATTGAAGGTGTTAAAAAAGCCTTGTCCGGAATCAAAAATATTGAACCTAACAAGATCAAAGAAGGTATTGATAACAAAACAACTCAACAACCATCAAATATATCCGGTAACATACAACAAATTTCACCACCTTCTCAAAACAACACATACATCAATGAATCATCATCTACCACTGTAAATGAATCTAATGAACCATCTACAACAACATCTCAGCCAATAGTTCCAGATGATGTTGTACAAGAAGTGATGTCTTCCGATCCGGTACAACCCGAGACGACGAACATTACTGAAAACAACAATCAAACAACAAACAACAATACACAGACATACCAGTCTACAAACAACAACACTCAAAATCCATGGACCACGTTGTATAAAAACAACGAGCAAACCACAAACAACACCCCGAAAAAATCATTGATATCTAATATATTGAGCGGTGTCAAGAATAGTTATGAAAACATACAATACCGCCGGGAGAACATGGGAGAAACGTTTTTACAATCAACTCTACATGAAGCTAAAGACCGAGCTGTACAAGCAAAGGACGGTGCTGTCTCCGGCTTCAAAAAAGCTAAAGATGTAACTATTGAATCTAAAAACAATTTCACACAAGGATTAAAAGCCGGTAATACCGGAGAAGGTGCCCCGAACGATTCGCTAGCTGCTAGAACTGGCCGAGAGTTAGGCGATGCGTGGAAAGAACAGAGAGACATGGACACACCGCTGTCACGTGCTGTTGATGCGTTCAAAGCCTTGAAGCAAGGAAACTTTAAAGGTGCAATAGGTAAAGCAGCTAGCTCTTTTGGAGGCTATGTAATGGCCAAAGAGAACCGAGAAGAGAATGAAAAGTATCAACGAGACTTTGGTGTTGAGGGTTATACCCCCGCTAAAACTCTCAAACTCGATGAAATGGCAGAGGACCAAGCAAAAGAAAGGGAAAAGATATTAGATGAGATTCGTCAGGAAAAAAATAGTATAATAAAAACACAGACGATTGAAAAACTCAAACAGTTTGACAAAGAGTATGGTGAAAAAATGGGGTTTAGTTCTTCACAAGAACAAACAACAAACAACAATAACACGTCAACCACAGATGATAACAATTCAAAAATTTCAGAAAATATATCAACAGAGAATGTTGAACGAATCAGAGAAGCAACTGATCCTCAATTTCCAAAACCAAACAGCCCGCATGCCTCTGAGTATATTGAGACCGCTGGTGAGAACATAAACAAAGGAGTAGATCAATTAAAACAAAAAAGCGAACAATTTGTTGAAAATATAAAAACTCTCCAACCTGTCGACAACAGTCAATCTAACATAGTTAACTTTCCAACACAACAAAACACACAACAAAACACAACTACAACAACACCTGCAGCACCAGCTGCTAACAACACATCCGTATCTGGCGAAGGTCAACGACAAGCTAAAGAATACGGTCCGGAAAAAGTTGAAATAGTCAATTTCAAAGAACTAGCCGAAGAGATTAGCGAGCTGATGGCTGGTAAGCTTGGAGACAAGATGAAAGGTGGGGTAATGTCTGGTGGTGGTTCTGGTGACGATGGTGACGATGGTGGTGGTCTGCTAGACATGTTAGGATTTGGAGCTGGTGCCGGTCTAGGAGCTAACAGCGGTAAGGACAAAAACAAGAACAAAAACAAGACCAAGACCAAGGGACCTAAAGGGAAAAAACCTGGTCTGTTTAAACGAATCGGTTCAACAGTAGGTAAATTCATACCCAAAGGTAAAAATCTACTCAAAGTTGGCGGAGTGGCTGCTGCAGCTGTAGGTACAAAACTTGGATATGACAAACTAACTCAGCCAGACACTCCAGATAAACCTAAAAAACCAGAAAAACCTGCTAAAACAACTTCAAAACAGGTGAAACCAGCACCTAAACCAGGAAGCCCGGTTATAGATGCAGTAAAGACAACACCTAAACCAGACACACCAAAAACAACCACAAAAGCACCACCCAAACCTGGATCTGATCAATACAAACAAGTGTTCGGTGATCAAAAACCTAAAAGTTCTTTAAGTAAACCAGATGCGGCTAAACCAGCACCTAAACCAGATGCGGCTAAACCAGCACCTAAACCAGATGCGGCTAAACCAGCACCTAAACCAAAATCAAAACCCAAGCCAAAACCAAAAGCTGGGTTCTTCAGTAGCATGTGGAGCAAGACTAAAAAACTCGCTAGTAAAATACCTGGAGCAGATACTGTCAAGAGTGTTGCCGGAGGAATTACTAGCGTAGTGAAGGACCCTATAGGAACTGCAAAAAAGGCTGTGAAGGGTGTTGTATCAACCGGTAAAAAAGCAATTTCTGCAGTCAAATCAGGGGTAGGAACCGCGGTAAAGTATGCAACCAATCCGAAACTAGCATTGAAAACATTGAAAGAAGCTGTAAAAACAAATGCTAAAACAGCTGTTAAACAGATGATCAAAGTACCAATCATAAGTGCCCCGTTAGAGGCTCTTTTTGCTGGTTTTGAAATCAATGATATTTTAAGTAATCAAGAGTTGTCACCAGCAGATAAAAAGAAGCAAACCGGTAGAGTTGTAGGTAACTCTATTGGTGGGTTAATGGGTGGTGCGTTAGCTGCGGTAGTACCAACACTACTTACAGGTGGAGCCGCCGGTTTAGCTGCACCTATACTATACATGGGTGGAGATTATCTAGGTCGTGTAGGTGCTGATGTGTTGATGAACAGTGTACCTGATATTGAAGAAATATTAGGCGAAACAACTGGTAATGTATTTGGGTTGGATTATGGAGACGAAGAGCAACCTACTACCGGTGATCTAACTCCTGAAGACAAAAAAGAATTAGAAGGTCAGGTCAAGCCTGTTGATACCAAAGATGTACAAGCAGCACCAAAAGACAGTGAATCACCTGTCAAAGATGCAGTGAGTAGCACAACTCTACCGGCAGTACCAGATAACAAAGTAACCGTTACACCAGAAGAAGTGGAATCTGCTGGTACAAACACACCAATCATGCAAGGTGTACCAGTTGCCGCCGGAGCTGCTGCGCTTGCTACCGCAGCTACTACTAAAAATACAAGCAAAGCCTCTGGAGCTAAAATAACACCTGCTTCAGAATACAAAACCACCGGTAAAACACCAGTCAACAAACCTAAAACTGTAGCTGGTAAAGTAGCCGCCACCGGTGCACTTGCTACTGGAGGAGTTTTAGCAGCATCTGCAATGTCGGATGAAACCCCACCAGCTAAAAAACTTCAAACCGGTGCTCAAGCTACTGGGACAGGAAAAACAACACCACCTCCACCAGCAGCACCT